GGATGGGGGCGAGGCTGACCATACCCTTCGTCGGGGAACTCGCTGATCGTGTCGAGTGGGTGGCCGAACATACTCGCGGTGAATGGGGTCTGGATTTCATAGCGGATGGACGCTGGGTCGAACTGGACCGGCTCAACCTCGGCATCATCAGTTTCGTGTTCGCCGATCACGCAGACTACATTGCATTCAGGCTCCGCTGGCCGGACCTCGACTAGATTTCGCCTCCAGGACTTGGGTCTGGCATAAATAGCCGGAACCCAGTTTCTGTGAGCCCGCGTGATCAACTTTACTGCTATCGCCCCCGAAATCTTCCAAATCCTTCGTTCGCGAAACTTTGTCGTCGATCTCTACGATGACGTGGGTAACAAGGTCATCGAACCCGAAGAGGCTCGTCGTTTCTATATCAACGACGAAAACCATCTCGTGGCTCTCGTAGATTCCAACGACAACTCGACCCTCAAGGTTCGGTTGAGTAAAACTGCCGACATGGTGGACCTGAGGTCGTTCCTCAGCACGCTGCGCAATTGCGCGAATAAATACAACATGCTGTTTGACGCCAAAAAAGGTGATCGCGAATACCATCCTAAGGATTTCGCGACCCAGTTTTCGGTCACAAACGAAGGGAAAACTTTTATGCAAGACTTGACTGAGGGAATGTATGGCACTTCGCGTAGTTCCTACCTGAAACTCGAAAACGCCAAGATGATCGTTCGTCACTCTGAGCGCATCAACGAAGAAATGATGGGCGCACGTTCGCGGAAGATCGAATCGATCTTCATCGAGAACGCACAGGGTGAGCGCATGCTGTTCCCCACCCGTCAACTCCCCCCGGCTCGCGCCATGGTCTCGCACGTCGATCACGGTGGCTCGTTCCACGACGCGGTCGGTGAGCAGTTCCAGCGTATGGCTGTGGACTTCCAGAACCTCGGCCAGTGCAGCGCGTTCGTTCACCAGAACGGCGGCATGATGTCTGAGTCGGCTGGTGCCCTTCGGGAAGGATGCCGCGAAAAGCTGCGCGAGATGCGTCGCATGTTTGAACGCTGCTACCGCAGTGAAACCGGCTACCTCAATGAAGTCGCCCGCATCCAAGATGCCGGTGAGCCTGCCCTCGTCGAAGGCGAGATCATGGAAAGCCTGCGTTCGACCCTGGCCTGTGAAGGCAAGGTACTCGACGATGCTGTCATCGAATCGGTCGCCCGTCTGGTCGGCAACTCGTCGAGCATGATCGCCGAAGAGGTTCCGAGCGACGAGCGTCTGTCCGCCAACCCCGAAGAAGCCAAGAAGTTCACCGCCGTGCGCGTGGACAGCGTCCGCACCTTCCACATCGACCCGGTCGTCTGGGAGAACCTGACCAACGGCAAGATTGACCTCATGGACGCCCCGGCCCCGAGCGAGGACCCGGACAAGAACCGAAACCCGAACTTCACCGACAAGACCACTGAATCCCTGTTCAAGTTCGACCAGATCGTTCCGCAGATCAAGGACGACCGTCTGATCGCGCTGTGCAGCTATGTGGGTTCGGAACTCCCGGAACTGCTGGAAAACCCGCGCCCGAACCAGAAGGCCATCTCTCTGATGAAGCTGGTCGTCAAGCTGGTTCTGAAGGCCGCCAACGTCAACATGGACCCCATCGTCACTCCGGCCATCCGTGAATTTGTTGAATGGTTCAAGAGCTTCGATGCTGACCGCGTGCTCCTCAGGGAAGGCTACCACGACTACACTGAACTTGAAGCCCGCGCTGAGCAAGCTGGACCGAACTCGGCACAAAAGGAAATCGCCGCCTCGGACGTCATTTCGACTTTCCGCGTTGCTGACTTCCTGGCATCCGACTACGCCAGCGACTTCCAGTATGGCGATGTGAACCCACACATGCCGGACGACGAACGCTCGTACTCGGTCGAATACGTTCGTTCGTCTCTGGCTGGCTATCTTTCGTCGATCATGTCGGAAGAGCATGGCGTCGAAGACGACGACATGGCTGACGTGGCCAAAGACCTCTGGCCCGCCGTCAAGGCCAAGCTGGAACTCGATGGCTACATCCTGACCGACGAGAAGAAGCTCAAAGAAGGCAGCATCGCGTGCGGCCAATGCGAAGGCACCGGCACCATCGAAGGTGGCCTCGGCGGCGACGGCGAGGATGAAGAATGCCCGGTCTGCGACGGCAGCGGTCAGATCGCCGACGATGAAGATGAAGAGGACGGCGGTAAGCACCGCAACGATCTCGACATGGACTGGGTCAAGAAATACAACCCGTCTCTCAACGAGAGCCAACGCCAACTCTACGAAGGCGTCGGCTTCGAAGGCATCCTGACCACGAACTCGAAGGGGATTTGGTCCTCGCAGGGCCGTGGCGTCAACGACGACGGCGTTCAGGGTTTCTACTACACCACTGAACTCTCGGACGGTGTGCACGCCGACCTGTTCGTCCACGATGGCGAGCGCGCCTACAACCTCGTTGTCGCTAACGGCGATCAGGTGAACGCGACGCAGGACGGCACCTACAACACCGCGTTCGATCTGGCCTCCCAGGTTGACGAGATCGTCCAGCAGCACGGTATGGCTCCGGCCGATATGGGCTCGCTCGATGCGTCCGCTCTCGGTGCCATGGACTCGCAAGGTGATCTGGCCGCTGAAATGGGCGTAGTTGCCCCTGTAGCGGGTACTGAGGCCCCTCTACCGACTTTCGGTGGCGAAGCCGACATCGTTGACGCAGAGTTCTCCACGGGCTCCCTAGACGCTGATACGGCATGGACGCCGGGTATGCCGATAGCAGAGCCCGAGATCGATGAAGAATACGACATCAACTCGTTCGACCGTGGCGATGCCATGTATGACGGTCGCGGCGATGACGATGACCGCTACAGCGAACGCGATGCATACGACATCGAAGATGAAGGCGAAGCCGACGAAGTCTTCGACGTTGCCGGTATCGAGCGCGACATCAACTCGTTCGATATGCACCAAGGCATGGGCTACGACGGACGTGGCGACGACGACATCCGCGAAGAGCAGATTCTGCTCGGTGGCGAAGATGATGGTGGTGACGAACTCACCCGCGAAGACGTCCTTCTTCCCAAGGACGGCGGCGCCAATCTCGGAGACGAAGTAGCCGCTGACATCGACGGTGCAGAGGTTGAACGCATTGCCACCCTGGCTGGCGTTCGGAAGTCCTCAACGGTCTTCTAACTATACTTGACAACTACAGTAAAGGCGCCCTCGGAGAAACTCTCCGGGGGCGTTTTTATTATTGCGAGTGACCCTAACGTTCAGGCATATTGAGTCATCGGCTGAGGGCGACAACATATTCGTCGAACTCAAATGATAAATAGATACGTCGAAGCTGAGGCTTCGATGATTGGCAACTCAACTATACTATAGGCAATATTGAAAGGCACATATGTCACTAGCAGCAATCAAAGCAAAACTTCTCGAAAACCAAGCCAAGAAGACCAGCGGCGGCGAAGGCCGTAGCTCAGGCGGCGACAACGCTTCCTACCCCTTCTGGAACATCCCCGACAATTCGCAGGCCATCGTTCGCTTCCTCCCGGATGGCGACAAGGACAACGTGTTCTTCTGGCAGAAGCGCGAAGTCATCAAGATGCCGTTCAGCGGCGTCGTCGGCGGCGAATACCCCACCAACAACGAAGTGACCGTCCAGGTCCCGTGCATCGACATGTTTGGCATGTCCTGCCCGGTGACTGCGGCCATCCGTCCGTGGTGGAAGGGCACCGATGCCGAGAAGGAACTGGCCCGCGTTTACTACAAGAAGAAGTCCTACATCTATCAGGGCTTCGTGGTTCGCTCGCCGTTCGAAGAGAACTCCACCCCGGAAAACCCCATCCGCCGCTTCATCATCAACCAGTCCATCCATGAACTGGTCGAGCAGTCGCTGATGGACCCGGACATGGAAGATTCGCCCACCGACTTCATCAAGGGTCGTGACTTCGTCATCAAGAAGACGAAGAAGGGCCAATACGCCAACTACCAGACGTCCTCGTGGGCGATGAAGGAACGCTCCCTGACGGAAGCCGAACTCGTCGCTGTCGATCAGCACGGTCTGTTCAGCCTCAAGGAATACATGGGGCGCCAGCCCGATGCCAACGAGGTCGAGGCCATCAAGGCGATGTTCGACGACTCGGTCGCCGGACGTCCGTTCGATGCGGCCTCCTACGGCCAATACTACCGCGCATTCGGTGGCGGCGGCGGCGGAGGCGGCGGAAATCGCTCCGAGACCTCGGCTCCGGCACCGGCTGCTTCGGCTCCGGCTTCGGCCCCGGCCGCTCGCTATGAATCGGAACCCGCTGACGCGGTTCAGGAGTCGGCTCCGGCCGCTGCTGCCCCGTCCGCGAAGTCGGCCCAGGACATCCTGGATCGCATCCGCAACCGCGCGAACGCTTAAGGGGGTGGGGGCCTTCGGGCCCCCATTTTCTTCCCATCAATAATTGAAAGTAATTATGAAACCATACGATTTCAGTAAGCTGAGAGCGCGGGCGAAGAAGTCCATTCCTGGACTCTCATCCGGGTTCAATGACCCAACCACTTGGTTGGACACAGGGTGTTTCGCCCTGAACTATCTGTCTGCTGGACGGTTCGATGGTGGCTTCCCCCTTGAAGGCAAGTTCACGATGTTTGCTGGTGACTCCGGTTCCGGCAAATCCTACATCGCGACCGCCAACCTCATAAAGGATTGCCTCGCCAAGGGCGTGTCTCCGGTACTCATCGACACGGAAAACGCGCTCGACGCGTCGTGGCTGCAAAACTTCGGCATCGACACCGAACTGGTGGAGAAGTTCTCCGGTGCAACGGTCGATGACGTCTCGGCCCTGATCGGCGCCTTGATCGAAATCTACAAATCAGAGAACGCCGACGTCCCCTACGAGAACCGTCCACGCATCCTGATCATCATCGACTCGCTCGGCATGTTGATCACGCCAAACCAGGAACGTCAGTTCATGGAAGGCGACCAGAAGGGTGACATGGGTCTGAAGGCCAAGCAGATCACTGCGATGATTCGGGTCACCATGGCCAAGATCGCCAGTGAGCCCATCGGCCTAGTCTGCACCAACCACGTCTACGACTCGCAGGACCAGTACAAGCCGGACACGATTCCGGGCGGAAAGATGCTGGAGTTCGCCTCCTCGATCATCGTCCAGATGAACAAGCTCCTCCTCAAGGAAGACGAGAACGGCGTGAAGCTCACCGATGGCGCGGTTGCGGGTATCCGCTCCTCAATCGTCGTGCGGAAATCCCGCTACGCGAAGCCGTTCGAAAAGCTGAAGATCAACATCCCCTACGACACCGGGATGGACCCCTACTCGGGTCTCTTCGAACTCTTCGAAAAGAAGGGCGCGATCATCAAGGACGGCACCCGCTACACCTACACCTCTCCGGTGACGGGTGAGTTCTTCAAGGACTTCCGCAAGAACTTCAAGAAGAACGGCTGGCTCGATCAGATCATGGAAGAGTGGAGCCATTGGGAAAGCCCGAAAGACAAGAAGGGCTTTGACCACTCCGAAGGCGCCACCGTGACAGAGGAAGAGTTCAATGAAGAGTGAGAGCAACCTCATCCTGGCTGTCTGGGAAATCTTTGCTTCCCACGTCCCCGCCAGCCAACGAACCGACGCCGCGATCACCATGATTCGCGCCTTCGAGGAGTTCGGAATCGACGAGGACGACATGACCGACGTGTTGGACGAAGACGACTACCTGACGGCTGCCTACCGGGCAGTCTACGGCGACGTCGTGCCTGAGTTCGACAACGAAATCGACCACTACGACGAGTAAATAGAAGCATGCGCTGGTATAGAAAAATATCCTCTGGGTCCGGCGACTTCGAAGCTCTGGCCGAAGCTCTCGACTGGTTTATGACCGAGTACGAGAACATGAGGCCAAACCTGAAACTGTCTGGGCGGATTGAAAAAACCGCTCAGATGGTTCCAGGGTGGGTCGAGTATAACTGGGGCTGCCTCCAGGAAATCGACGCCATTGAGAAATGGGTCGCCCTCAAAGCAGACATCGCCATGGACAAGGCGAGAAAATACTACCTCGAAGGTCACAACAAACTCTACACTCCGACTGTCGCTGAGAAAATGGCGGCCGGGTCCGAAGACGTCGTGGCCATGAGGCTCCTCCATCTGGAGGTTCACCTAGTCCGGGAGAAGTTTGTCTCCATGTCCAAGGGTCTGGAAATTCTCCACTACCAGATCGGACACATCACCAAACTTCACGCTGCTGGCGTCGAGGACGCGGTATTCTATGACTAACGTCAACCTCAACGGTTTCGTTTATGCTTCGATCAACGTCGCGCTCGACCGCTTGACTCCCTACATGCAGTTCGACGCCAAGATCGCCAAGCACGGACACTATGACTTTGTCACGCTGACGTTCACCACGCCCCTCGCCTCCGACATCATGCTGCTCCCAACCCTGACGCGGTTCTCTTATGACCTATCAGACCGACTGGCTGACGAGGGCTACACGATGGGTCCGATCAAGATCATCTCGCAAAATGATCACCCCGCCGTGGTCTTCACATTGGAGAAGAAAACATTCCTCACGGATATCCCGGCATGATTCTCGACTACCGTCTGGAATGGAACCGGGAATGGTTTCTGGAGAACTGCGGCACCGAAGGCTTCCGGGCCTTTCTCGAACGCACCAAAGCCTACGACAAGAAGCCCGTCCTGACCCCAACGGGTCGCATCAAGGTCGGCAACATGTCGTTCAAGATGCCCTATTGCGACACCCGAGAAGAGTATTTTGAGTTCCTGGACTGGCTTCACTTCGAAGCTGGGTTCCAGGGCCAGTGGGTCTTCGTGACCGAGAACTCACTCGGTATCTCTCCTGTCGTCGCCGTCACCAACGAGCGGGACGCCATGATGATCAAGCTCCGGTTCGACATCATGGAGAAGATCGTCACCGGCTCTCACGGGCGCCTCAGCCGCCATTGACACGTCGGCAATTTACGGTATGACCAAAAAATGGTGATCGAGCCCTTCCCCTTCTATATCTATCTCGATGCGGACTCTGGCCTCAAGGCGAGCCCGGATCGCTCGACGAATGACTCGCCGGACAAGCTCAAGTTCGTGATCATGGCCAACACGGCATCAGACCGCTATTTGGGCTTCGTCTCGGAGGCTGAGTTCGAGCACAAGATCGAAGTCCTCATCCCCGATGCCTCCAACATCTACGCGGCGGTCTTCAACAAACAGGACGGTCAGTTCCGATACAAGATCGACGCGTTCATGCGCCACTGCGGCCCGCAGTGCCGTGGCCGGTGGTCCGCGTCCTGGTTCGCCTTCGAAGGCAGAGACGTAAAACTTTCCCTGTCATTCGATGACGAGCGCGATGCCGCCGTCATCATGCTCATGGGACATGCTCTGGTCCGGCCATGAAGGACTGGGAGTTCTTCGAAAAAATCGAGCACATCTCCTACCTCAACAAGTGGTGGCTACATTTCGGCGGCGCCGTGCCAAATTTCGATTATGAGCGCGTCTGTACCTATTTCCCCGAACAAGGAATGCCGTACCGGATTGAGATGCCCTTCGTTCATTGCAGCTTTGACGTGATGTGGGACGTCATCGAGCGCGTCCACGAGGCCCACGGCAAGCACCTCGGCAACTGGGCCTACTACGGCGTTAGCCTCCCCGGTAAGGAGAGGAAGAGCGACACCAGGATGCTGCTATTTTTCGAGCACGAGAAAGTCGCCGCCCTCTACCAGTTGTTTTCTAATTGACACCCATTTGGTGTCCGAGTATAAATAGCATCATGATCAACTCGCTGACCACAACTGGCTGCACAATCGTCACGACGACCGTGACGACTAGCACGCGCGTGGTCACGACACCGACCGCGCGCTAAGACTGCCGGGTTGGTATCCGGCACTGCAACGTAGCCGGTTTAGCTCATTTGGTAGAGCGTCGATCTTGTAAGTCGAGGGTGAGGGGTTCGAATCCTCTAACCGGCACGTTTCCCTTCTTTTTCTGATGCGCCACAGTGGCTCAGCGGCGACAGCGCGGATTTCGTAAGTCCGAATACAAACACCGGGGGTTCGAGTCCCTCCTGTGGCACCAGAAAATCTAATATGGCCCTGAAGCATTGTGGTGATGCACTACCTTGGTATGGTAGGGAGCGGAGTTCGATTCTCCGTTGGGCCTCCATTACTGCCGAAGCAGACCTCTGGATTTCCGACCAAACCCTCTGTTCCTACCTTTTGAAGTAGGCTGAAGCGCGTGACAGTTTGGACATAGTAGACGTAGGTTTTCTGGCAGATCGTTGGACGGGTCGCCATCCTCGTGATCTAGTTCGAGCGGGACTTCGTGCCCTCTCCACTCCGTCAGGTCACACTCCTGGCATTTCCATCCTCGTGTCTTCCGCAAATATTTCTTGAGCGTGGGGCGGTTAGATACCTCGCCAGCCAATATGCGCTGCTCGGTTTCGACGAATTTATGCTGCGCTTGGCAATCTGGCCCACAGAACTTCAAGCATGACGGCGGCAGTTCGTTCGTGCACCCCGCACATCTCCGGTCTCGCTTGACCCTTTTCGGCACCCGGTTGTTCGACCGGACAGCACACGACCGCGAGCAGTATTTGTCCTTGCAGCCGCTGGTCACGTCCTCATACGAGAACTCCACAGTGCATGTCTGGCACCGTTTGGGCTCGGCTGCATACGCCGCTCTGCGTTCCCGGTCGGCTTTCTGCCTCGGGTCCTCGTAGGAAGCGTCATATTTCCGCTGATGCTTGTAGAGGGTTTTCTTGTAGGAGAACGATTTGGCTGGAACGCAGCATGAGCATTTGAACATGCCGTATTTATCAAACTGGTTCCTGGCACCAGATTATTGACCCCAGCCTCCCAGCCACCTATCGTGGTTTCATGTTGAAGATCGTGGTTCAGTTCACTCCCGGTTTCCCCGCGCAATCTTTCCGCCCTCTCGACAAGGCCGGTGAAGAGACGTCGGAGCATTGGTATAACGGTCATCGCATTGTCCAGACCGCCTCTGTGGTCGAGGTATTCGACGAATATAATTCTGGATATTCATGCTTGATCTTCCCGCCCGATGGTCAGCCCATAGAAGCGCGGGACAGTTTGATGCGGCCCGAGGACATCATCGCATACGTGTTTGGCACCACGTCTCTTCGGGACGTTTTGATCAGCCCCGAGGACATCAATCTGTGGATTGATCTCGGGATGCCGACCCCGTCCGAACTCGATTCTGTCTCGCTGGGGGAAAAGGAATTCATCCGCCTGCGTGAGATCATTGCTGAGTTCAACATCGATCTGTCCAATCGACTCCTCGCTCTCTCCAAGATCAAACTCCGGGGTCTCCAATGAAAATCGCAGACGACCGCTTCGTCCTCACCTGCCTCGGCGGCCTCGCGGGCGTGTTCTTGAGCGTCATCCTGGGCTTCCTGCTCGGGCTGGAGAACAACCTCGCCTACTCTGTGCTGGCTCCCTTTGGGCTGTCTTTCGCGGGCTCAATGTTGGCTCAGCATTTCTACAGATCGAAGTGAAAACCAGACTGGGTTCCAAGGATGTCGGCCTGTTCGGTTACGACCGAAATCGATACACGTTCAGATACAGAGACATCTTCTATTCTTTCGAGACCAGCATAGACGGAACGGGCCCGTACATCACGTTGGAATACACCCACCGAATACACTTCCTTCAACCATGGCCCCCCATCGATATAACGAATGTGTTTCGTCACACCGACGCGGTGATGCGGGCACGGATTATGAACCGCCGTGTTAGGGACCATGGCATGTGGCTTCCAGACCAGACCGTCATGGACTGGGTCGATCTCTCCATGCCGATGCCAGATGAACTCGGCGTCGATTTTCTCCCGGTCGATCTGTCGGGTATTTGGGCCCAGGTTCGCGAGATGAACATCGACCCGCAGGACCGGCGCAAACTCCTCACTGCCATTCGTCTTCTCCTTTAGCTTGACGACGTTTCGTCTTCGACTATTCTGACGAGATGGAAGAACGCCGCCTCTATCTGTGGAAGCAATCATACTACGAGTTTGAATGGCGCGTGGTCCGGGGACCCCGCTATCGCTTCGTGGATGGTGGAAACTATTCCCGTCTCCCCTACGCGCGGAAGGCCCTGGAGAAGAAGTTCCCGGACCTCAAAATAATCGAAAGCAATGTCCCTCATTTCGTCCCGGAGCCGTTCGACTATCGCGCTCTCCTCAAGCTCATTGAGATGGAGAATATCGGGATAGACGAAGAGGATTATCGAGACGATGACATCTCGGTCTTGATGACGATCTGTCTCTTCCCCGAGGCACAGGTGATGATTCATCCTGGTTCCGGGCATCTCGGTGGTTCTGAGCACGGCCCCGCCCGCTGTTTCGATTATGAGGCATGGGAGGCACACGCCAGACCCAGAGGCTCAAAATACGCGGCGGCCATTCACAACCTCGGCTACGCCCGCGTCGAGGTCAACGATTTCGATATGATGACCGACGTTCTCAACCATGTACTGGGGGAGGAATACCGGCGCGATCAAGTCGAGTTCGACCGCAACTTCACCTACCCGGCTCCGCATGGGTGCTATCGCCGTTTCATCGAGCGCGAAGATCGGGGTTGGACGTGTGAGATATCTCACACCCCTAATGGTCCCGCCGTACTGATCGGCAGCGGACGGGAGCCCGGCCACGCCATGGCTGCCGCTCTGGTGCGCTTCGTCATGCAGAAAGTTTCCTTGACAAGGAAACGCGCAGGCATCAATATACCGGTATGAAAATCGGTCCCGTCGAGCAGAGTGAAGACCACGCCAAGTGGAGCAACGTCCGAGACCTCATCTTCCCGATGCGGTTCTCCTACACGCTCGTCTACAGGTTCGAGGACAAGACCTACGAGGGTATCCAGCACGAACTCACCAACGGCGAAGAAGTCGGCATGGTCGCAATGGACCTCGGAAGCGTCTACACGATGCTGAACAGCGGCGTCCTGGTTCTCCAAGACGGCACTGTCCCGGCTCTGGTCCCCATCGACATCGAGCCCAGCCGTGGGTTCGGCGGTCCCGAGGATTCGAAGGCCGCATTGGCGTTCTTGGAACGCCGCCAACGCCAACCCTGATGGGCGAGTCAGTCCAATTTGACCTGATGAAGTATGACTTCCTCCTTGAGGGGTCGTCCTACCGGTTCATGCTTCCCTCTTCGGAAGAAATTTTCGACGAGTTCCACGACGTCCATGCAGAAATGGTTGAGCGGCTCCAAGGTCAGTTCTGCCTCACCTACGGGCGCGAGGACGGGCTTGCCGAGACCGAAATAGAACTCGTGCTCCACTATGAACTATTGTCGGACGATACCATCATCCTCGCTTACCTCATGGAGGTCGGGGCGTGGGATATCCGCGAGAAGAAACCGCAGTTCGGGCCGCTGAAGCCGCCAGGACCGCCGCCTGATTGGTTGTTGAACCTCGGAAAGCTGTGGCCATAAATAGGGCATGGCCCTAAACGAGACCCACTTCACCGACATGATGCCGAAGGCCTTCGCAGCCTTCCGTGAAAAATATCTCAAGATCGCGAAGACCCAGCCGAACCTCTATGTGCAGTTCACGCACAATCCCGAGGCGATGGACCGTAACCCCCATCCCAACCCCGACCACGCGGACCCCATGGGGGTCTACGCTTATCCGATCAACTACGTTCTCAACTACCCGGCCGACATCTGGTATGGCACCGCCGCCCCATATCTGCGCGTCCTGTCCAGCACGGCCCGCAACGTCCTCATCCTTCCCCAGGATATCCCCGATGAACGCGCGGCGGTTCGTGCGTTGGCCTACATGGGAATGACCCGCGAGGAAGCCGAGAACTCCTATGCCCTGGCCCGCAAGGTCTATCGGGACCGCGCCAACACGCCCTCCAAGATTTTCATGTCCGCCATGCAGATGGACCTCATCGCTGGCCCCACTGGTGTGTCGAAGAGTTGGGGCAAGGAGAAACCCGAGTACCGCACCCGTACCGCTCTTGAGCAGACTCAACTTCTTCGCCGGGCTGGCTACGACGCCGTGTCGGATACTGCCCGCCGCTCCACGCAGGCCACGATCAACTCTCGCGAGCCAGAGCAGATCGTCTTCCTGCACCGTGGTGCCTTCAAAGTCGTCGAGGTCATCGATCTCCGCAGTCCGCAAATCAAGCCCCACAAACTGGGACCGATGACCACGGTTGACCCCAGCGCGGAGGTGACCGAGCGTCCCTTTGCTCAGCAGATCGCAGAGATCATGGGGGACAAACTGATCGGCTCCAGAGAGACGTCGAGCCTGAACGGCTGGCACTATTACTGGACCAAGCAGGGTCGGCGAATCGAAATATATTTCACAGATACCCGCGAGTTCAAAGGGCTCGGTGAGAAACCCCACAGGGCCAACAAGCTCGCAGATAAACACGTCGTGGAAGTCAAGGTTCAAACCGAGCTAGGTGAGATGTGGGGCAACTACGACAGCAAGGCCAAGTTCGCCGACATCGTGCTCGACCTCCGCGAAGACTGGAACGCCCTCGTCGAAGAGCCCAAACAGACGGACTGGAAGCCGCAGACCCGTGAAGGTTACCACCAGGAGATCAAGGATAAGCGGATGGCTCACGCCAAAGCCCAGGTTGATCGGGAGAATACCGAACTCCGACAAGACATCCCTGAGATCATGGAATCTGTTCAGTGGCTGGCTGATCACTACAACGTCGATTTCCGGGTTCCAGAGGACGAAGATATTCGGTTCTGGTTCGCCAAGGGCTTGGCGGAGTTTGCTCGCTTCAAGAGCCGCAGCCACAAAGACGTTGACCCCGAGGCGGTCTTCCGTTGGATGGATGAGAGCTATTTTGATGCCCCGAAGCCCGAAGTAGCCAAGCCGACCTGGGACGCCTTCGTGCCCATCGCTCGCGCAGTATTGTCGGACCCCGCCCTCGCAAACAGCCGTTTCCTCTACGGGGTTTGGTGGCCGACGCGTGCCAAGGAAAAAATCCTCGGCGAATAATTGGTTGACGAAAACAATCCTCGGCAGTAGTCAGGGGGATGATCAAGATTCATAATCTCCGCGCCGGGTTCGCCACGAACTCTTCGTCGTCGCACTCCATCATCCTCCTGCCGGACTCGGTGGTGGGGCCCGTTTCGGCCGCCTATGATACGGACGCCGACGATGACTTCGGCTGGGGTGAGTTCTTCCTCGCCAGCCAGGAGGCCAAGCTCCGCTATCTGGCTGCGCAGATCGTGTCCCGCACGAAAGACGACGCGATCATCGCCCGGCTCCTTGCCGAAATGGACGTCCATGCTCCGCGCGTGGCCGATCAACTCCGCTTGGCCCAAGCGGGTGGCTTCCAGTATGGGGACTTCCCCTACGTGGACCACCAGTCCGTCTACGGCGCCATGGATGTCGAGGGCGTCGAGGAATTCGTCAAGTTCTTCATGAGCCCGCACGTCGCCATTCTGGGCGGCAACGACAACGCCGACTATGGCGTGCTCGACCGACCCAACTTCCCCAACGGCGCAAAGCCCTTCGACGGCGCGCAGGCGTATTTCGGTCGCGAGGGCGGCAGCAGTGGTCGTGTCCGTCGCGACGGCGAGTTCGTGACCATCATGGACGAATGGTCGGGCAACAAGGTCCGGTTCTCGTTCAACCCCGATGACCACGCGGGCCTCAACTACACCAAGGCGTCCGCGCCGGAACTCGTTGACGTCAAGATCACCAACTACTGCGCCAAGGGGTGCAATTTCTGCTACCAGTCCTCCACCACGGAAGGTCTGCACGCCCCCATGGCGGACATCCAGAAGGTCTTCGAGACGCTGGCCGCCATGGAGGTCTTCGAGATCGCCATCGGGGGCGGCGAGCCGACCTCGCACCCCGATTTCGGGAACATCCTCATTCTGGCCAAGGGCCTGAAAATGAAGCCCAACTTCACCACGCTGACGGACGCGTGGCTGGAAGACGACGCCCTGATCGACATCGTTCGCGAAACGGTGGGCGGCATCGGGGTGTCGTGCCTCGACAAGAAGGGTCTGGCCCTGGTCGAGAAAATCGACACCGCCCTCAAGGGCACGCGCGGCTACACACGGGTCAAGATCATGGCCCAGCATGTCGTCGGCAGCGTTCCGCTGGAGGTCACCGGGGAGTTCATCAACGCCGCCTTCGAGAAGGGCATCCCGGTCCTCCTGCTGGGCTTCAAGGACGTCGGCTTCGGCGCGACCTACAAGCGGCATGACGTCGGTGAGGTCGAGACCTTCCTCGCGCTGGCCGTGGGGCAGCACCACAAGGGCGTCAGCCTGTCCGTGGACACCGCACTCGTCGATACCTTCCCCGGCTTCCTGAAGGCCCTGAACGTCCCAGACGCGCTGGTGTCGTCGCCGGAGGGCAAGTTCTCCTGCTACGTCGATGCCGTGGAGATGACCATGGGGGCGTCGTCCTACGTCCAGCCGACCGAGATGGAGCCCTTCCAGGCCGACGTCGCGGACTTCAAGAACGCGTTCAAGGCCTACTGATGTCCACCCACTCGCCGAACTGTGCATACCTCCTCGTCGTAGACGCGGACCAGTATTCGGGCAACTACGAGCGTCAACTCACCGGGTTCTGCACCGGGGTCGATGACGGCACGCACGGTGACAAGGAAGGTGCTGACTTTCGTCGCTGGCTGGACGAGCATGGCAAATCGGTCTCGTGGAAGAAAATCAGCACGACGTGCCGGGATGACAAAAACTATCCCCGAGTCTGCACGATCTGGCCGTCGCCGGGACGCCTCAACAACGGCATGGGGTTCCATTACGACGCGGGCGACGAGGAGGCCCAAGCCAATGCGCGGCTGAAGGCTCAAAGGGATATGGTGGCCTATCAGAAACCCACCGTAGATCGCGCCCAAGCTCGCCTCGACGCCGAAGATTTCGAAGATGCCTCCAAGCCCGGTGCTTGGACGAAGGAGGCCTGTGAACGCACCATCGAGTCTTCCCTTCGGTCGATCAGCACTGCTGGGGACTTCGTCGGTTTCCCCGCCTACGAAAGCGTCGCCATCTTCCTGACCGCGAAGCCGTCCGCCGCCGACATGGCGATCTTCATGGAACGGCTCGCCGATTTCTCGAAGGACAGGATGGAGTTCGGCCGCCGAACTGGAAAGCCCCTTGTGGTCAAGCGCGTCTATCTGGCGGAGAAACGCGGCAAAGAGTTCGTGGAGATTGAAGAGATTGGGGCCTAGGCCCTGATGTTGCCGGACAGCAAACCGAGGGAGAGCCCTCGGGATGTTTTCGTGGTCCCCATCCTTGTAAGAGCGGAGATGGACCGAGCTACGGATTACGGCACGCCCTACCCCTTTTGGCCTAGTTGACTCAGACCACCGGTTGTGCAACCCTCGTTGGCATAAGTCGGAGGCTCCCCTAGTGAATGATACCCCAGAGAAGAAAAGCCACCCCGTGGATGTCCACGTCGGCGCGCGTGTTCAGCAGAAGCGGAAGTCGCTCGGCCTGAGCCAGACCAAGCTCGGCAAGGCCGTTGGTCTCACCTTCCAACAGATTCAGAAATACGAATCCGGCGCCAACCGGATTTCGGCGTCGAAGCTGTGGGAAATCTCACAGACGCTCTCGACCCCGCTGATGTTTTTCTTCGAGGGTCTCCAGGACCCGGTCGAAGAAGCGAATGATGAAACCGTTCGCCGCTTTCTCGAATCCGATGAAGGCCTCCTGGTCGCCAAATCGATCACCGGCCTGTCGCCGAAGATGCGCATCCGGGTGATCGAGTTCATCGACGGCATGGCCGACGACACCGACGAAGCGTCGGCTCAGTAAAGATCGTCATCGTCGTCCCAGGTTCCGGCCTTGGGATTGGCGATCAGGTGTTCCATGACGGGGAAGACCAGATTGGCCCAGAGCTTTGCGGTCTGGGAGGCCATGACGCGCCGCTCCACCATCTCGTCCACGACCGGTAGATTGGCCAGACGGAGTTCCCGCATGGCTGCAACGATGAAGTCGATGGGGATGATGGCCTCATCGCCGACTGTCCGCTCGTGTCCCCCGAAAGCGATGTCTGGAACCCGGCGCGCGACGGTATAGCGGAGCACGACATTCATGCAGGCATTGGCGGGCATCCCGCCCAACTGATGCGAAGATACGTGTGCCGCGATGGCGGCGATCTCCTGGCCGCGTGACAGGCGGTCGAACGACACGCCGATGAGATCGGTCAGGGCATCCGTCACGAGGCGACGGTCCATGCCTTTCACCTTGCCCTTGCGGATGACCTCTTTGGTCACCCCCTTGAGAAGTCCGATAAAGACCGGGGCGCCGGGGACCACGCTGCTGCCTTCGGCGAAGTTGACCAGTTTGGGGTCGCGTGAATAGACGGCCTCGTACTGCTTGACGAACGTGCAGACTGTCGCGGACAGGCCGTCAGTCGAGAAGTAGTGGCGGGACATGCGCGACCTCGAAGATGATTTCAACCATACTATTCGTCAGCCAAAGAACGGTCAAGCAATTCCTTGACAGAAAAGGGTAATATTCTATGCTGTCCCGATGATCGTTCTAGAACATACCGGGCAAGTCCGTTCAGTCGGCGAAGGGTTTGCGACCGCAGTTCTCCGGCATGGTCTTTCTATCAGGGCCGAGATAAAGCTCAGTCGGTCATTCGCCTTCGACGATATCGCCAAAGCCATTGAGGAGAGCGGCGCCGTTTTTGAGCCGTGGGTTCTTGCTGCGAGCCACCGCTTAGCTATCGCCTATTTCAGCACCGAGCGGGACCGCGTCGTTTTCCTCATGTTGGTTCCACCAGAATATTGCCAAGAGTAGCGACGCCTCGTAGAAGAGACGGATGCACAAGGTCACCACCGTCGAAGAGGCTCTGTCGATGATCGTCACGAACTCGTGGCGAGACGAGTTCGTCCGAGCCTTGGGCGACCCATGGCTTATGAACTTCGTCCTGGACGTTGATTCCCGGTTGTTGAGCACCTTCGGAGGCGGCCAGAAAAAACCCCTGACGACCGCGCAGGCCAACATCGCCGTGAAGGCCATTGCGAGGTGCGTGGACGCCTACCCAAAGGGCAACGTGGACCGGCAGTCCGTCATCGACCTGCTGGCCGCCCCAGCCTACCGTATGCCCCTCGTGCAGTCCAAGAACATCCCCCGCGAGGTCCGCCATCTCGGTGGTCACCTTCTCGGTTTCCGATTCAAGGTCAACGAAGCCATCACCGACCGTCTCAAGATCGCCATGGCGGAATGGCCAGCGGGCGACCGGACATTCGGTTGGGATTTCGTCAGCAACATCTGGGTGGTGCCGGTCACACGCAAGACGTGGCCGCTCTGCGTCGGCCTCATTAGCGATTTCAAATTCGATTTCGACGACGAGGTCTGCAACGTCCTCTCGTTGTGTGAGGATTCCTTTCAGGAGTCCCACGCCTGCGTTCTCGACCCAGAGACCAACGAACTCATCCTCAACGTCTGCAACGACCCCGCGCTGGCGCAATGGGCAGAGTGTGTCATGGGAGGAACGCGGATATGAACATCTCCTACGCGATGCCCGCAGACCCCGTCCGCGCCCGGCGTCTTGTCGCCCTGGCCCGCATCTACCGAGACATGTTCATCGACCCCGCCGTCTTGGAGCTTTCCAGGAGTGACGTCCCGCAGTGGCAGACCGACGAAGAAAAAGTCGTCGCGGCTCTCGTGGAGTTCAATCTCCGGGCCCACGTCATCGCCGACATCGACCGCAAAATGGATGTCTGGCTGCGGCCGATATGCTTGGCAGCACGACAGATCGGTTTGAATAAAATCGTGATCTGCAATGACTACTGGCCCAACTACATGATCGGCAGGGTGGCCAAGGAGTTCGATTTCGAACTCGAAGACATCATCGCGGTGAAGGCTGATTTCGAACTCACCGAAGAGAACGCTCATCTGCGGCGAGAAGCGGTGTTGATCTTGAACATCCCGGCGCGCGGCATCCTGCAACCCCAGCCCCGCGTCCTCTACGAGGAATTTTATCATTCGGTCGGGGTTGGGAAATATTCGGCCGCCTGCAATCTTTCCGTCTTCCCTTCACTGCCATGCGTGAATACCATGGTGGCGAATGCAACTGCCAATCAGTCCCGCCACTCCGCAGATTACTTCGACCTCTGCAACATCATAAGGCTGCCCCATGATTAAGAAACTGGCGACCATCCTCCTGAACGGCCTTCGTTTCCCCGATGTCCGCAAGGTCGAGATCAGCCAAAAAGGCGTCAGAGTGAATGGTGACCTCGTCGGTCGCCACATCATCGACGTCGGGCAACCCGTGAAGGTCGTGGTTGAGAGCGGCGTCATAGAACATCTTGTCGTCCATGGTGACGTCACCTGTGGCGACGTCTCGGGCTCTGTGGATGCCGGTGGCCGCGTCGAGTGCGGTAACGTCTCCGGCCACGTCAGTGCGGGGCACGCCGTCAAATGCGGGAACGTCGGGACCTACGTGGATGCCGGAAGCAGTGTCCAGTGCGACGCGGTGGGCGGCAAGGTAGACGCGGGGTCATCGGTCAAAGCCGGGAATGTGGGCGGCAGCATTGACGCGGGGTCGAGCGTGACGTGCGGCTACGTGGCGGGCAATGTAGACGCGGGCGGCAACGTCACCGTGGCGGCCAGCACCGACCGCCCGGTCAAGGGCAAGATCAGCGCAGGCGGCGACGTCAAAATCGGATGATGTGTTTCTCTGGGGGCGGGACCACCAGGGTCTCGCCCTCGGCCATCTCGGTCTTGTTGAGAATGTGCCTGCGGATGTGGGCCACGACCCTGCTCGGAATGATCTCGGAACGGTCCCAGGATTCACCTCGGTCGGACACTTCGATCATGTGCCGATCACCGTTGGGCGCGATCAGGTAGACGTCCCACTCCACGCGCCAGAGCCACATCTTGTCGTCGATGTGGAGCTTGCGCCAGCCGGAGGGGATTTTCCCCTTGTTGGTTTTGAACTTGGGGTCATCCCCGCGAACTTTACGCCGCTTTTCCAAGCCGCTCTCCTTTGTTCTCTCGGATAATTTCTTCCCCGAGGCTCATCAGGCTCTGCAAGCTCGCAACGTCCTCGTCGGTGAGATTGGGCTGGTTGAGGGTTTCGACGCCCTGCCGATAAAGTTGGAAGATCATCGGTGTCGGCATACCGATCATATTCATCGCATGAAGGTAGTCGGTATGGATGAGGCCGGTCACGAATGAAATACCCGCGAGACTGCGATCTTCAATCGCCGAGAGGGCCCGCAGCATCGGCGCGATCATCAAGTCTTGGAATTCTGGACTAAAGACCTCATAGGAACGAGCAGTGCGGAGAATGAGTTCGCCAAACTGATCTCGGAGTTCTAGGCGGCGGTCCTGTGTGAACTTTCGGTGGCTGGCGGCCGATCTCGCATACACCGAGCCCTTGCCTATGGTGGCGATCACAAATGCCCCCATGCTGTAGGTAATTCCGTCGTCGAGAGTCGGCACGGAGAAGCCTTTCTCAATCCAGAACAGGGCGGCACAGGCTATCCACGCCGCTGCGTAGCCGAGCATGAAATGGGCGACGTGTCGCTTCGCCGATAGCCGCTTGGCTGGTTTCAGAAGCGGATACGAGTTGGTCCACCACAGTCCGCCTGCCAGGAAGCTCATCAGGGCCATGACGTACCAGAGCGACGGCTTGACGGTATCGCCGCCAATCAGCATGCCCACGAGGACGATACCGCCCATCAGGGTGAACATTAGCCCCCAGCAGAAGAAGAACGACCGCACGGGGTTCTCCTTGAGGCCCCACGACGGGAGCGAGTTCTTCCATTTCGCGATTGCGGCGAACACGATCAGGTATCCTGCGCCGCGACGGCGGGGTCTTCACCCACGTGCTCGCCGACATGGCGCATGAAAGCCGCATAGGCGGTCATGTGCTGGGCCCGAATGTAGGGGAAGATGCGCCCGCAGGCCGGACTATCACCGAAGTAGGCGCCGAAGACCGTGACGGCCCGCAGGGGGTCCATGCCGCGCAGGAAGGCGAACATGGATTCGATCTCGGTGTAGAGATACGAGAGTTCCTCGCGCTCCATGTTGCGGCAGCGCATCTTGGCTTCGTAGAGTTCCATTTCGGTCATCTCGCCGCCGCCCGTGATCACGGGAAGATCGCTGACGACGCGCTCCACCCGAGCGACGAACTCCTCCATGAACTCTCGAATGAAACCTTCGTCCTCGTTGAGGTGGGCGACCGGGAGGGGCTCACCGTCGAGGACGTGTTTGATCAAGTTGGCGTGTGACATGCCCGGAAAGGTATAGGAGAAGCAAATCTTGTCAAGAAAGTTCTTCGACGTTGTCGCTGAAGACGAGATAGAACTTGGCAGCCGTTTTTTGATCTGCAATCGCGATGGTGTTCCCGCGCTTCATGAAGTCGATCTTGCCAGTTCCGTTTTCCTTCAGCCAGTCCTTCATCTCTTCGACGCGATTTCTTGGCCCATGGAGGGTGAATTGGGTTCTTCGACGCTGCGCATAAATCCAACTGATGAAATCGGCCGCTCGCTTTTTGCCGTCTTCAAAATACAGCATGATGGAGTTGTCGGTGCCGAATTGGGCCAGCACCACCCCACGGCAGTTTTCACCCACCCATTGCTCGATCTCATCCATGCCCCAGATGTTATGGTTGAGATTGGTGCTACCGATGTAGGCTGAGTTCCACGGCTCGATACCGTAGATGCTGAGATACTGGGGAAGATGGTCAATCATTAGAAAGACCTGATCGGCCGCCCCGATGGCTGGCTGGCCGCCATGTTGGGCGTAAATCTGAACTTGGTGCTGATGAGAACTCACGTGGGACGGCGGGACCAGGATGACTTTCACAGTGGCGGGCTCTTGAAGCCACGCACCTCGGTGATGCGGTCACTGTTGGCGATGTAGAAGGCCAGGGCTTCATTTTCGTTCGGAAAGGCGACCCGTGTGGCCCGCTTGTAATCGTCCAGAACGTCCAACGGGACCTGATCGACGATGTTGGGGAAATCTACATCCAACTCATGGAAGAAAACGTACTCGCCCTCGGGGATGTCGAAATCCATATACATGGGCAGCATATTGCGCTGATAGTAGCCTTGGAACCATGTCCCGAAGCCCAGTATCTGTTTCTTGAACGGGCTCAAGACGAACCGCAACACCTTCGCGGTGCGAGGCCCCACCGTGGGGGTTTTCATCGGATATCGATTCTGGGCAGCCATGACCTAACTACTACCGCAAGCGGTAGGTCGGCGCAAGGTCAGAGGTCGGCCGGGTGGATGTGGACGATGCGGTGCAGGGCGCATCCCGGCCCGACGTCATCGGTCATGTCATCGACCAGGACCGTCATGCCGTGGCGACGGCACATCTGAGCCTTCCAGTGCTGATAGCGGTCCTCGTGGACGCTGCGTGGGATGCCGGGATTGAGGATGCGGGCGTTCTGGATGTCGTGATGAACGGCGAAGATCGAATCCGGTACGTTGAAGACTCCGGTGAACATATTCGGCGTGAGGGGCTCGTCGTAGCTCTGGATGAGCAAGTTCCAGATTTGCTTCTCCAACCCGTGCGAACGGAAGGTGACGATGTAGTGCTTCTTCTCCGGCGTGGCGCGGATGAAGGCATGCATGAGGAGATCGTTCTCGCCCAAATAGAGGGTCTGGTCGAAATCCCAACCAATGGCCGGGGCACCTTTGAGGATTTCGAAAGCGGGGGTCGAGAAGCGGGGAGAGTTTAGAATGTCGTTCATCCAGTATTTAACGCAGTTGATTTTAGGTCCCAGAGTATACCACATGGTAAATACTAGGGATGAAGACAGCCACATTGGTAATCCCCGATTTCGTGAACGTAAAGTTCGACGGTCTCGACCCACTGATCAGAAGAAAGATCAACGAAGAACTCAAGTTCCTCGTTCCGTATGCCCGCCACATGCCCGCGTTCAAGATGGGCCGATGGGACGGCAAGGTGAGCTTCGCCACAGTCGGCGGCGCCACCTACAACAACCTCCTCGAACGCGTTCTGCCGATGATCTACGAGGACGGCTACGAGCTTGAACTCGACGACCGTCGTCCGAAGTTCAAGTTCGAGTTCCCCGAGATCAGCGAAGACATGTTCGCCCACAAGGTCTGGCCGGAAGGTCACCCCATTGCTGGCGAGCCCATCATGCTGCGCGACTATCAGGTCGAGGCAATCACCAACTTCGTGAACAACCTTCGCTCCGTCCAATCGATTTCGACCGGGGCTGGCAAGACGCTGATGACCGCGTCGTTGTCATCGCTATGCGAACCCTACGGGCGCACCCTCGTGATCGTTCCGTCGAAGTCACTGGTTGAGCAGACCGAAGAAGATTATCGCAACCTGGGTCTCGATGTGGGCGTCTTCTATGGCAACCGCAAGGAGTGGGGTCATCAGCACACGATCTGCACGTGGCAATCCCTGACCGTGTTCTCCAAAAAGGGCAAGCGGGAAGAACTCGAAATCACCATCCACGACTTCATCAAGGACGTCGTCTGCGTGATGGTCGATGAGACCCACACCGTCAAGGGAGCCGAACTGAAGGATTTGCTCTGCGGACCCATGGCGATGATTCCCATCCGCTGGGGGCTGACCGGGACCATCCCGAAGGATGAGCACGAGTTCCTCTCCCTGCTGGTCGCTCTGGGCCCCGTGGTCGGCGAGATCAAGGCGAGCGATCTGCAAGCCAAAGGCGTCCTGGCCAACTGTCAGGTCGATATCATGCAGTTCAACGACAGCCACGTGGAGTTCAAGGACTACCACGACGAATACGACTTCCTCGTCAACGACAAGGAGCGCATCGGCTGGCTGGGCGAGTTCTCTCGGCAGATCGCCGATAGCGGAAACACCCTCATCCTCGTTGACCGAATCGAAACTGGCGAGTTCCTCCAGACCCTGATTCCCGACAGCGTCTTCATCTCGGGAAAGGTCAAGACCAAGGACCGCTCGAAGGAGTACAAGGAAGTTCAGGGCGCGACCAGCAAGGTCATCATCGCCACCTATGGCGTCGCAGCCGTGGGTATCAACATCCCCCGCATCTTCAACCTCGTCTTGCTCGAACCCGGAAAGTCCTTCGTGCGCGTCATTCAATCCATCGGTCGTGGCATCCGCAAGGCCCACGACAAAGACTTCGTTCAAATCTACGATGTCACATCATCGCTCAAGTTCTCACGTCGTCACCTCAGTGTGCGTCGCGGTTACTACGACGATGCAAACTATCAGCATAAGACACGGAAAATCGACTACAAAAACACCGAAGTAGTTGACGCCATACTGTCAAAAGTGCGATGATTACTCATGATTACTTGTGTGTGTAAATGCTGACGCTTACCCCCGAAAATAATACGTTCTCGATGAACGACCTCCCGGACCAAATCGACGATGTCCGGTATTGCGTTCTCGACTACAGCGATCAGAGTAATGTCGATTTTTTCTTCATCCCTCTGGTGTTCCTTGATGTTTTCTCGCGCCCGGCAGCCGACCTCAAGATAGGTCCCTACCGGATTATGATGCCCCTAGATTGGAGCGTCGTGATCGCCGACAAGAACATGGGCTGCATCGAAATCATCGAACTCAAACATCTCAACGACCGAGAGTTCGACGTTTTCGCTTTCAACCCCGTGAACGGCTACATGCCGGAATTTCATGAGGTGAGTATCCAGAACATCTTCCCAGATTTCTCCTGGAACATGCCTCGCTTGAAGTTCGGCCATATCCTCGCTGTGCCCCTCCGTGACGGCCTGGAGCCTCCATGCGTATTCTTTGTCAAGGATACGAACAAGCTCCCCGACGTCCTAGAGATCACCAAGATTTTTTCCTAAGGAGATACTTTGTCCAATATTCCAAACCTGATTGAAGCCCTCCGTGAGGCCATTGGCCGCTCGGACAACAACAAGGCGAACGAAACCACTCTGGCTCTATTCGAAGCCATTTCGGACCAGTTCAACACCGCCGCCGAAACCGACGCCAAGATCATCGATCAGATTGCCCGCGCTCCCGAGCGCAAGGCTATCCTGGTCGAAACCCAACCCGCCTCGCCCACCGCTTCCGCAGTAGCGGGACCGGAAACCGTCGTCGAGACCACGCGTGACCCGCTTGACCACGACAACAACGGCAAAAATGGCGGCAGCGTCGCCAAGAAGAAATCAACCACAACCGCAAAGGATACCAAATAAATGTGGGGAATCATCGGACTAATCGCTCTCGCCGTAGCAGTCGGCTTCTATTTCTACCCCGGCCCGACGCGTGTCTTCATTGACTCCGCCGTGGCCAAGGTGAAGTCTTTCTTCGCTTCGAAGAAGTAAATGGCCCTGGTCGTAATGACCATCGAGGCCATTGAGGATATGGCGGTGCTGAGCCCTGGGCTTCGTGCCGTCTATCCTGATTTCTGGTACGAAATGGTGGATGATTTTGTCGCCGCTTCGGGCCACGGAATTGCCACTGTCCGCGTTCGCGGCGGCCATCTCCCGGAAGAAGACACTCGCGTTCGTTTGTTCCTCTACAAAGAAGAAACGGACAACTATACTATGAGGATGGCTTATATGCCAGTGTGAGGAAGCCCCGGAGACGGTTCATCTCCGGGGTTCCAAGCAACCAACAGGGAGTGGGAGCAGCCCTATGGGAATCTCTTTCTCTTATTTATTGTTTGGGCCTCGGAGGTGTGGTCTAAGGTGGTCATTATTGGATTTCATACCTGATGAGCAAAGAGCACAAGCTCGACATTTTTGATGTGATGGCCGCCGTTGATCGACGGGACGCCACCTTCCTCGAACGCCAACCCCCGGAAGCCAAGAAGGGGTTCGTCCCCGTCGTGTGTTTGCGGTGGGCCAGTGCAGTCACCGGGCCTGACCATGATCACTACCTCATGGCCATCAACGAGTTCGCGAACAGCGGCTTCCACGACCTAGCTGATCACCCGGAGCTTCAATACCGGTTGATCAGCATGGCGGGGACGCAGAGCCGCCAACGCCATCAATGGATACCCCTTCCGAAGTCGGAAGCGAGCAAGTCCAGTAAGGTGGAAGCCTTTGTGTGGGATTTCTTCCCCATGGCAAATAAGGCCGAAGTCAACATGCTCATCTCCACACTAACTAGGGAAACATTCATTGAATTCGTCGATAGGTCTGGTTGCAGTCCAGAACAGCGTAAGGAAGTCATCAGTGCCTGGGACAAAAAGCACAAAAGCGAAACCGTCAAAAAAGGCGCCACCCCCTGAGTTTCAGTGCGGGTTCTGCTCCAAGGCGTTCGTGACCGAGAAATCGCTGATCTCGCACATGTGCGTCCAGAAAGGGCGCGAACTCGACCGTGACCAGAAGACTGTTCGGATGGGCCTGTCCATCTATGTGAAATTCTACGAGAAGAACTGTCGTGGAGCCAAGCAGCGGACGTGGACGGACTTTGTCAAATCGCGTCACTACAACGATTTCGTCAAGGTCGGCACCTACATTACTGATATCGCCGCAGTAAACGCCCCGCTCTTCATCGATTTTCTGGTCACGTCGAGCATCCCGATTGCTCAGTGGAGGTCACCAAAGGTCTATCAGGCCTACTTGACCGATCTTCTTCGCAACGAGACGCCCGATGCCGCCATTGAGCGCAACATCGTCCTCATGCAGCAGTGGGCAGCCGACACCGATCACGCTTGGACGGATTTCTTCAAGATCGTCAGCCCCGCGCAAGCGACCGCGTGGATACAGACCGGCCGCATCAGTCCGTGGTTGATATATATCAGTGGAGCATCTGATCAGATGACCTCCCGGTTCACGCCCGAGCAATGGGCAATCATTGAACCGTATTTGGACCCAGGTTTCTGGGAAGTGAAAATGAGTAGATACAAAGACGAGGTCGAATACTTCAAGAAGACCCTCGCGGAGTTTGGCCTATGAAGAAAACGCAAGAGTTTACCGAGGACCAGGAGGCCATATACGGCGCCATGCTGGAAGACCTCGTCTATGAAGATTTCGAAGACGTGGAGGTGCCGGAACTTCCGATCTCCAAGGTGGCTGCATCACCCGAGGTGCTCGCCCTTCAGGCGCGCGTCACCAACCTTGAACGCCACATCCAGAAGCAACAGCGGGCTATCACCCGACTGATCGCTGGCGTCAATCACTCTCGCGCCGCTCAGGTGAGCACGGGTCGTCAGCTTATCGGCATCGAGCGCGACCTGGAGAACAAAATCGACCGTCGAGGTGATATGTGACTCTCGTATTGATCAACGACCACGTGGCCAACAAGCGGGTAAAGCTGTTCTACACCGACGAAGATTTCGCTATCACGGACGGGGAATGGAACAACTCAGATCAACTGCTGGCTGACCTTCAGCATCATCAGTTCTTCGCCGGGAAGCTCCTATGGAGCGACCTTGACCCGTTCCATTTCCGTCTCATGATCACCAAGTCCCTCCAGGCCTGCTCGAAGATGACGGACGCCGAACGGATGGACGACGAAGACCCCAGCATTCGGAGTCTGAACTTCCTCGTCTGTGGCCTGATTCGCTGCATTGAAGGCAAGTCGGATTCTCACATTGAGGTCATGCGCATCCATCGCGTCGGCGATATCGATGTGTCCTTCGAATACGAGGCCATCCAGACCCTGGAACCCCCATCCACGATCAAGATGCCGCCCCGTAAGAAAGACGGCTTCTCAGTCGTGGTCGATAATACGAAAACGTGAATATTGAGTCCGGGCCCGAACTTCATCTAAGATAATTCTATGATACTTTTCGCAATGTTGCTGTCGTGGGTCATGGCTGTCACGGCCCACGACGGCCTAGTCGCCGTCCTCCCCTTCGTCCCGCAGGTGCTGATCATGTTCTCCTACGACTGCGAGGCCGACCCCTACATGGGCATGCACACCGCGTGGAGGGCTCGTTGAACCACGCGGTCAGCACCGACATCGATATCGATTTCGCAGACCGCGACGCGGCTCTGTCAGGGCTGCTCCACATCCCGGCGAGCACGATCAACAAGGAAGGCCAGATCACCCGTCACCCCACGGGCGTATACTTCCAGGATGTCCCCACGGACCCGTTCACGAACCACTCATCCATCCCCTATGACGAGACGGGGCAACTCGGGTATTTCAAGGTCGATTTCCTCAACAATTCCATATACGCGTCCGTCCGAGACAATGAACATCTCGACGAACTCGTAGCCCGAGACCCGGACTGGTCTCTGTTCGAGCACAGCAGCATCGTCGCCATGCTGTCCCACATCCACAACCATTTCGGCATCGTCCAAAATATCCGTCCGCAGTCCATCGAAGACCTCGCCATCGTTCTGGCCCTGATGCGGCCGGGCAAACGACATCTTGTCGGGCGCCCCCGCGAAGAAATCGAAGCCAAGGTATGGAGCACGGATGCCGAAGGCTATGTGTTCAAACGCGCGCACGCGCTCGCCTACGCGGTTTCCATCGTGGTCCAGTTGAACCTCATTTGCGAGGCCGCTGCCGCAGAACTGGAAGCGGAAAACGAGCCCGAACTCATCCAGTTCTAGCTTGACTGATATCAGCCGTCCTTCTAGGGAACAGCATGTTTCTATCTTACGAAATCCGCCCCGCGTATGACTTCGAAGAAAGTCCCCAGGACTACAATTGGTTCTGTGCTTGTGGTGAGGTGAAACCGGCTGCGAGCAATCTCGACCAAGACGAGATGGTCACCATCACCTACCAGCTTATCCGGGTGGACAAGTCAGTGACCTGTCTCGCGGACGATGCCCGGTTCGAGAACCTCGACGAGAACCTCGAAGGGCCCCAGCAAGCGTTCGAGATCACGCAGGGACCCTTGCGCGAGATGATCGACTGGGTGGCGCAGACTGGCAAACGCTGGTCAGTGATGCCGATCTTCGCCACCAGGGTGAGCGAGCGCACACCTGTGATTTTCACATTTACAGATTTGTCAGCGGCAACAGAGGCCAAGCTCAAGTTTGCCGCCTTCGCGCGAGATTAGTCCATCTTCCGAAGAAGAGTGACCTGACGCTTACGGACGCGGCGGGCAATCGTTTCCTGCAAGGAGACAGCGGGCCCGGCGACGAGTTCGAAATCCTTGGCGAAGTGCTTCAGGAACGGACGGAACTGGCGGAAGCGTTCCTTGAAGAAAATGTTGATCGGCACCTGACGATTCGATTCCCACCACCACATTTCACCCATGCGGAGGAACTCCACGCGGAGCTTCTCATCTGGAATCAGGTCCAGAACATACATGGACAAAAGCTGATTGTCCGAGTTCTGGATGATGCCAATGTAGGGCTGTTCCTGCAAGAAACCGTAAGAGAGAAACGGGAACTTCTCAAGGATAGTTTGAATCTGTACGTCCATGAGAGCTATTTAGACAACGAGAATAATGGTTGACCATAAATACGATTTCGGCTAATAGAACGCCATGATGGAGGGTCCGATGGAAAAGATGAAGCTTTCGGACTACGCCTATCTGTGGTCGGTCTGGCACGGCGTTCATCGCGAGTATGGCATTCTCCCCTCGGTTCGGGAGTTCATCTCGCTCTGTCGCGCCTATCGTGACCCCGCGCGCCGCTATCATGCCCTGACCCACATCCGCGACTGCCTGCGCTTCATCGACCTCCATTTCGGCAAGCTCGACATCGACGGCCTCTACTACGTCCGCATGGCCATCCTCTACCACGACATCGTCTATGACGCCCGCGCCAAGGGCGGCGCCAACGAGGACGCCAGTGCGAAGCAGATGAGCGACTATTGCTGGACGCGCTTCGGGCCCCACTTCACCACTCAGGTGACCCGACTGATCGATCTCACGAAGGCCCACACGCTCGACGACAGCGCGGGCATTCTCGACCGCATCATGATCGACGCCGACATGCACATCTTCGCCCGTTCCTGGGACGCCTATCGCGAGTATGCGCGTGGTGTCTGGCACGAGTACAGCTTCGCGGGCAAGGACGCCTATACGGCTGGCCGCCTCGCATTCCTGGGAACCCTCGACCCGAAGACGATCTTCCACACCGAAGCCGTACAGCAGTGGGCGTGGATTGCCGAGCGGAACATCAAGCGCGAGATCAAGTGCTTGCGGGCCCGCCCTCGGGAAATCTTCCAGGACTGACCAGAAATATGAAAGCACTACACGACCGGGCTTACCTTTGGGGTCTCCGTTTCGGGAACCGTTTGGCAGAGAAAATGCCGAACTGGTTGGTTCGCTTGATCTCCGGGGCGCGTTAACTCCTGTCTAAATAGGGGATGCTGCATCGCAAGCCCCCGAAACCCATCCACTACAACAACGCCCCCAAGGGATACTGCCGGTTCTGCGGTGAGATCATCTTGGACGACAAGGGTCGGTTGCGGAGCCGGGCCAACTGGCACAAGCCGTGCGTCCGCGCCTACAAGGTCATCTACTGGCCCCAGGAGACCCGCAAGGCCGTCTGGAAGCGAGACCAGGGCCACTGTGCGCATTGCCCGACCGTCTGCGACGATTTCCACGTGCCGTGGGAACTCGACCACGTCCAGCCCCTCATCGAATCCAACGGCGATCTCGAATACTGGAAGCTCCCCAACCTCCAGACCCTGTGCGTACCCTGTCATGTGAAGAAAACTTCGGCCGAGGCGACCGCCCGCGCCGCTGCTCGCGCGGCCCTGAAACCGCCCAAGGTCCCAAAGCCGCGTAAGCGATAAATACACCATGCGCGATCTCATGACCTTGATGGAAAACCTCTTCGAGGCTCAGAGCTTCACGGACCAGTTCAACGGCATCCTGTCTACGGTCAAGGACCCCAAGGAGCGCGAATCCATCTCCAACTGGGTGCAGACCATCATCGAGCAATGCAGGACCAAACTCGGCCGAAAAGTCGATGAGCAAGGCGTCGAGCGGGGCAGCAAGAAAGATCGCATCACCTGGGTCCTCCGTTTGGCCAAGGTTCACGTCATAAATCGAGCCTGCAAGGCAAATGGCCAGGACCCCAACGAGAACAAATTCCTCAAGGAACTGGCCGCGAAATGGGAGATCAACACCACCGTCCTCCTCCAGGACTTTGGGGACATGCGAGACGCGAAAAACTACATCGACGTCATCGAGCACTACGATTCCATCCCGGCTCTTCGCGCCGTGGTGCCCGACATGGGCATCATCTCGCCCAACATTTACAATCGCCAGATGGCTCTGGCCGAAGACGACTGGAAGAAGAAACAGAGCCAATACACCGACGCGCTTGATCACCATGAAGTCATCATGGACTTCAAGGACGGCTACGTGTGGTTCAACCTGAATGAGGCGTCATGCGATGCCGAGGCGAAAGCTATGGGGCACTGCGGAAACTCTCCTGCTGCGGGGACTTCACAAAAGATTCTGTCTCTGCGCCGCCAGACCGACACCGGCAAATGGCATCCCTGTTTGACCTTCATTCTGCACTCTGACGGATATCTCGGTGAGATGAAGGGGCGCGGCAACGAGAAACCGGCGCCCCAATACCACAAATACATCATCCCTCTTCTGCGCCTCGACATGATCGCAGGAATCAAGGGGGGCGGTTATTTGGCGGCCAACAACTTCTCGATTTCGGACCTGGATGAAGATGTCGCGGATGAACTCCTCGAACTCAAGCCCACGCTTATGAATGCCGAGGAACTGTATCGCGCAGAAGGACTGACGGACAAGACGGCCGACAAGATCGTCTCTGCCATCAACGAAGTGAACGACAAATATTTCTTCTGGGACGGAGAAGACCTCATCTGCGACGAGAAACTCTACCGTGCCGTATCGGTCAAGGATGAAGACGTTCTCGAATACCTGGAGGAGAACGAGGTCACGGATTCCTACGGGACGTTTGTGGAAACCCTCATGGGGTTCCTCAAGGAACTCAGACCCGATGTCCTCGCCGAGATAGCCAAGCACGAGTTCGGCGTGACGCCCACCCAGCAGGGAAACCTATTCGGTGGAGACGATCTTGAATTCCAGATCGACTCCAATGAGTTCATCGTCGCCGAGGACCGCTTCCCTGTCGCCTCGAAATACTTCGGCAAAAAATATTTCGAAGGACGCTGCAAGGCGTTCGAGTTCGCCTATGCATACGCGATGGGCGCCGAGGTCAACGACAAAGACCAAATCGTCATCGCGACATATGAACTCGACAACATCGTCGAGAACGACATGACGTTCTCTGAACTCGATTCCTTCGTAGAAAACATTGGCCAGAACGCAGAAAAGTATAACTTCAACGAGTACGCGATGTTCACCATCCAGAAATCAGAGGTTCTGTGGGACGAGAATAAACTCTTGCCTCTGTTCTCGGCCTCGCTGCTGAATCGTCGCAGCTACGACCTCTACTTGAAAGAACTCGACAAGCAGGCCGAGCGAGACGCTAAGCGCGCAGCCGAGCAGGCTCAGGGGACCAAGTCGTAGCCTGTGCGAGGATGAGTTCGACCTTCGGGGTCAGTTTCTCGTCGATGGCCCAGGTTCGCCGGTAGCCATAGAAAACCCGGTTCGGGTTTGAGCCCCGATAGAGCTTGACCTGAACCTCAATCGGGTTGTCGTCCGCGTCGAATGTCAGCATGTAGGTCGAGCCATCGTGGTCCACCATTTCGATAGTGGTGTCCGGCGTCGGTCCTGGCTTTCTCATGTCGTTTCCCTGCTGGCTATGATGGCGTCCCGCATCATGTTTCTGAAGTCGCTGTAGCGATCTGCCTGTTTCTCAACGATCATGTCGATCATCTGTTTCCTTGTCAGATGATGAAGCGGCGGTTTCGCGAACCAGCCCTTTATAGCCGCCAGAATGGCGAAAGTGGGGACGTGGGTCCAAATGACGGTGTTACGATTGCTGATGTTCAGAGGGTCAGTCTCGATCACCTCGGCGGCTTCGTGGAGCCAATCGGCGAGGTTGCGGCACTCCCGCGCCGTCAAGCTCGTGACGGCGTTGTGGCGTTGCCCGTAGGGGCTCTGGATGGATAGGACGACGTTCTCTTCGCTGCCGTCCCGATGCGGACAAACATAGATGGTCCCGCCTTGATACGTGGTGACGTGCTCGCCGTGGCACATCTCAGCCGTATTCCTCAGTGTCAGAGGCGGCGCGCTGGTCGGTGAAGGGACACGGGGACCAGTGGTCTCGGGTTCATTGGGAGCCTTGGGGGAAGTCTCCGCAGTTTTCCCAAATATGGCCTTTCCGAAGGAATCCCAGTTCATCGCTTGATCATCGCCCAGATGTAGGCGGGCCACATGAACGTCCAGCGGAACAGGTCCGCGATCAGATGGCCGATCTCGGTGCGGAGGCTTCGGTGGCGAGGCCAGCCAGCTTTCGACTCTTGGTAGGACTGTACGATGGCCATCAGAAACGCGAATGCGACGCCGACCTGGAGATAGTAGATACCGACTACGACCACCGCCGCGATCACGGCCATGAGGATTTCGACTGCGTGCATTTTTCGCTCCCTTGCGCCGCCACCATAGCGAGCAGCCCCGCGTTGGTCAAACGACTAAATACGGCCATGCTGCTACTGGAACTCATGGAAGCCCCCATCGACGACTTCAACCTTTACGGGGACTGGTCTCGCAATTCGTCTTTCAGACATGAGCAAGACCGTAAGCTCTTGCAGAACCCGAAGGCCGTGCAGAAAATCAAGAACATGTGGTCCAACACCCCCGTGAGCTTCAACATCATGCTCGTGAACAGCCCGGAGGCCAACCGCTTCATGGAAGAGGGCGCAGTCACCATCGAATGGCTTCAGACCAATATGCCCAAGACCCTGGCCGAGATTGAGCTTGCGGATTCCTCAATCAACGTGATCTTCACGAACAACAAGGGAGACCAACGTGTGCCGATGACGGGCTGGATTATGGCTCACCGGCTCAGCCACGCGTTCTCCCGCTACGACTTCGGTGTCATGAGGGGGTCGCAACGCCAGTTCCCGGACTTCCAGGAGGCCCGCAGTTACATCCTTCAGACGTTCTCAATGGTAATTCGCATGCTCTACCATCAGAACTTCCCTGAGTTGGGGAGCAGTCGAGACGATTTTCGTATCACAGCGGAGCAAGATCGTCTGTTCGTCAATCTCTTCCATAAAGTCGGGACGTTCAAATCGGCCCGTGACGGAAAAATCCGCAACGAGATGGAATTCACTCACGAGTGTTTCGCCCAATACATCACCACTGGTCGGGTACGATTCAATCCCTTGCCCGCACATATCAAGTCGGGCCGGTCGCATCTGTCTCTCAAGGGTAGCGAGTTTGACGTCGAATACTACAACCAGAGCCTCACGGATTGCGCGGAGTATCTGGAGGAGCAGTTCAACCAACTCCTCCACAGAGCCGTTGGCAAAATCCTGGTGATGTAATCAGGCGGCTGGGGCTGCCGGTGCCGGTGCCACGGGTGCCGGAGCAGCCACGGGTGCCGGGCGTGGGACCGGGGAGATGGAGTTCTCGATCAGAATGGGCCCGGCGTCGAGCCAGACTTCCCAGTTCGGCGAGTTGTTCGTGTGGCAGCCCACTCCGGTGAACACCTTGCCCGAGACGGTCGAGACCGTGAACGTATAGCCGTCCCGCGTCATCTGATTGGCGGCAGTACACGTCTGCGGGCTGCCCAAAATAACCCTCTTGGCGTCGTAGCGAACGATCAGGAAGTCTTCCAGCTTGGTGAGGTCTCTCGCGCCAGGAGCCAGCGGCGGTGTGATCTCATCTGCGGGTTCGCAGGCCGCGACGCTGATAAGCGAAATGACGGCGGCGACGAAGGCCAGCTTTGACATCGGACGTGACACACAGGCCTCCCAAGAAGTTCAACTCACAATAGCGAATCCGGTTCGTTCGGTCAACCAGATAAATATGGCATGTCTGTCATTCACCTCTATCGCATCCCGCAAGTCGTGGAGTTGACCACGGGCACAGGAGCCACGCTTATGAACTACCCGGCCAACAGAACCGACTTTCGAGTCTATCGTCATGTCGATAACGAAATCGATTTCTTTCTCAAGAACATCGACCGTCGCGCAGTGACCCTCGTAGAAGGGGCCGTGACCATTCACATCCTAGACCAGACCACGAAGCGCGTTCTCTTGACCCGAAATCTCCAGATAGTCAGTGCCCCGGACGGTCACGCCCGTTTGTTCATGACCGGCGACGACGTGGCTAAGTTCCCCAGCCAGACGCTGCGCTACACCGTGGTCCAGACCCGCTCTGATGGGGTCCAGGTCGCTTGCTACACCGACCGCGACCGCAAGGCCATCGGCCTCGTTGAAGTCGCTGAGGGGCCCATCCCAGGCCCGGCAGAGCCCACTCCGATATCCACCGACGACTTCATCAATCTCAGCGGCAAGCTCCAGAGCGGCGCCTATCCGGGCTCGGCCAGCGTTGGCAACGTCTCGGGACAACACAGTCTGGTTATCCCCACCCAATACTTCACCGGCCGCGTCACTATTCAGGGCAGCCTAATCGAACAACCGGGAAGCTCTCCGGGTGAATGGTTCAATGTCACGAGCCGCGAGTTCACCAACAGCACCGAACTGGTCCACATGCCGTTCGAGGGCAATCTCCTCTGGGTTCGTTTTATTGTCGAAACCGTCTCTGGCGACATCGACGTTATCCAATACAGAAATTGATTCCCAACCCCGGAGTCGCGTAAGATCACCTTCTATTAAGAAGACGATTTTATGAACACCTATATTCAGCAGATGGTGGGCGACGACTTCCTTTGGTCGGCCATCATGTCGGCTATTGCCGGGAAGACGCGCCGGTCAGGCACGTTCACTAACGTGTGCTGTCCGATGTGCGTATCCCGTGGCGAGCCTACCCCCGACCGGAAATACAAATGCGGCGTGATCAACAACACGCCGGGCGTCGGGGTGTTCTGTTTCCGGTGCGGCTTCCGCGCCCTCTGGGCACCCGGCGACGGCCTGTCGCGCAACATTCGCGAGTTCATGGCGGGCGTCGGTATGTCGGACACTGACATCAAGCGGGTCAACCTGCGGGCCCTCCAATACAAACGCCTGATGGACGTCAGCGAGACCACCATCGAGCAGACCAGTCTGGCCGTGGCGTTCACGCGTACCAACCTCCCGAAGGGGGCACGGTCTTTCCAGGCGTGGGCCCAAGACGGATGCGAAGACCCCAATTTCCACGACGTGATTGAATACCTGTTCAGTCGCGGCGATGACGTGGCGAATTCGAAATTCTTCTGGACCCCGCACGCGGCCGACGATGAGATGAATCGTCGGGTCATCATCCCCTTCTATCGTGGTGATGATCTCGTGGGCTGGACGGCCAGATCGGTCGATAAAGAGAACCCGAAACGCTATCACAGTGAAGTGCAGCCCGACTACCTGTTCAACAACCGGGTCATGTATCTTCGTGACCGCCGTTTCTTGATTGTGGTCGAAGGAGTCTTCGACGCCATTGCCATCGACGGTGTCGGAACTCTCGGGGCCAAGCTCAACGAGAAACAAATCCACTGGCTGAAGGCCGCTGGCAAGGACATCATCTTGGTCCCCGACCGAGACGAGGCCGGTGGCCGTCTCATCTCCATCGCGAAAGCGAACAACTGGAAAGTCGCATTCCCGGCCCTTCATGACGGCCACGGAGCCAACTGGTGGGACAACGACGTCAAGGACGTCGCCGAAGCAGTTCGCCGCTACGGGCGGCTATATACGCTGTGCTCAATACTGAAGACAGCGGTCAATGACCCTATTGCGATTGCAGTAAAACAGAAATTGATGAACCGATAACGAATGACGTAAACAAGATCGGAATGGGCCGGTCTATTGGAAAGTAAATGCAAGACAACAATACTCAAATTTCTATTCAAGACCTCTATAATCACGATATGCAGAAGGTGCTGATCTCATTCATGATCAGCGATGCCCAAGCTTTTTCACAGAGCCAGAATATCATTCAGGCTGACTACTTCGACTCCAAGCTACGCCCCGTGGTGCGGAGCATCATCGAGTATGCAAACGACTATCAGCGGCTCCCCACCCCGGAGCAACTGAAAGCCATGAGCGGCGGCGTCGAGATCGAGAAATTCTCCGACCTCCACGAGTCACACTCGAAATGGTATCTGGAGAACATCGAGCAGTTCTGCCGCTACAAGGCTATGGAAACCGTCATTCTCGACGGTCCTGATCTGCTCGCCAAGGGTATCTCTGCCGAGATCGAGAAACGCTTCAAGGAAGCCTCGACCATCTCTCTCGTGCGCGATCTGGGCACCTCATACTTCGAGGACCCCGTGACCCGACTGGAGCGCATCAAGGACCGCTCCGATTTCGTTTCAACGGGCTGGAACTCTCTCGACGACAAGCTCTACGGCGGTTTCACCAAGGGAGCACTGAATGTGTTCGCGGGCGGCTCCGGCTCGGGCAAATCCCTGTTCCTTCAGAACCTGGGTTTGAACTGGGCTCTGGCTGGCATGAACGTCATCTATTTCTCGCTCGAACTCTCCGAAGACCTCGTCGCGATGCGCATCGACGCCATGACCTCGGGCATGAGCACGAAGTCCATCTTGGGTAACGTCAAGGCTGTCGGCTACGCGGTTCGCCAGAAAGGCAAAGGCGCAGGCGACTTCCGCATCAAGAAGATGCCGGAAGCCGGGACGACCACGAACGATCTGCGGGCTTACGTCAAGGAATACGAAATCCAGACCGGCCGCAAGGTCGATGCGATCATCGTCGATTACCTCGACCTCATGCATCCCAACTCGACCAAGGTGGACATCAACTCCGCGTTCAACAAGGACAAGTATGTCTCGGAAGAACTCAGGGCACTGGCTGGTGAAAGCCAGACCATCTTCGTCACCGCGTCGCAGTTGAACCGTCAATCCGTTGAAGCGGCCGAGTTCGATCACTCCCACATCGCTGGCGGCATCTCGAAGATCAACACCGCCGACAACGTGTTCGGTATTTTCGCTTCGCCGACCATGAAGGAGAAGGGTCTCTATCAACTCCAGTTCCTGAAGACACGTTCGTCTTCCGCCGTGGGCTCCAAGATCGACCTCGCGTTCGACAAAGACAACCTCCGCATCAGCGATCTCACGGCTGCCCAGATGCAGCAGATGTCGCCGGGTTCGGCTCCGTCTCAGGTAGCGAATGCCCTGAAGGCTGGCGTCACTCCAGGATTGGGGACGTCGGCTCTGGGTGGCATTCCGGTCATGACCCCCGTCACCGTGCCAGAAGGTGGAAGCACCCGTCAGACCATGATGGACCTCATGAAGCGCGTTCGAGACGACCAGTAAAGGACAGGTCTAGCTCCTGGCCCTGAGCGATAAATAACCTATCGGCAGCAACACGCCGGGAGCCTTATACCTTGGATAGTAAGTTCAAAAGCATCATCGGGGAATTGTGCGATTATGTTCCGCACAAAACCCGCGATCACTTCATCGAGACGCGTGCGCAGCAGGTTATCGCCAGCTTCGGCCATCTCCGTAAGCTGATCGAAGAAACCTACGACGAGGAGACCGCTGACGACCTCGTCAAGCGGCTCTTCAACGCTGCCCGTTCTGGGGACGAGAGAAAGTTCTCTCGCGGCATCAAGACCGTGATGGAGGGGAAGAAAAACAATGGACAAAACATCTGACATCCTGAACGAAAAAGGTGAGTTCGCTTCTGCCGTCAGCAACATGGCGCAGCGGGTCAAGGATGGGACGATGTCCTACTTTGGCAACCAGACTGCCAAGGGTCGCATCGATCTCCTCAACGCCGCCACGAAGCTGAAGAAGGACTTCCTTCGTTGGACCGGACAGCGTGGGGTTCCGCACACCATTGATTCCATTGGCGAATACCTGCGCACCACCTACAACTATGAAATCGATTCCAGCGGCAACCCGACCGGCGAAACTGCCAAGGCCGGTGAAGGCGAAGACGAGACCGACGGCACCGAAGACGAAGGTCAGGACAACGTCGCTCCGAACGGAGCAGACCTGGACCAACAAGCTGACGCCAACGCCGCCGCCCAAGAGAAGTCGGTAGCCGCTGCCTCTGAGCCCGAAACCCCTGCGGGCGCAACCGAGCAGCCCGAAGCTCCCGAAGACCTCTCTCCCGTCCAGCCGCAAGGCTCGCAGGGCACGCAAGGCGGAACCGGAACCCTGGATGCCGACGAGAAGCGCGCCGCACAGGACGCCGAGAAGGCTGACGCGGCCAACGCGAACCCGCTGGCAGACATGCCCGATCAGGTGCAGCCCAAGACCAAAGAAGAAGTCGATTCCGCTATCGCGCAACTCAAGGCTCAACTCTACACGAAGAAAGTTGAGCCCGAAGAGGCCATGGCGTCCATTCGCGACATTCTGGCCTCCGCCCGCGCCAGTGGTGGCGACTCCAAAAAGTCCGCCGTAGATTTCATCCGCCGCCTGAAAAACGATACCAGGATGACGGAGAAATTCCCTCAACTCGGGGCTATCACGGATGCCGATCTCGACGCCTTTAACGAACACTTCGAGCGCGTCACCTCGGCGGCTCTGTTCATCGTCGAGAACGACGTTCGCGACGCCCGTCTCGTCAAGGCGGTGGTGAGCTACCACCTCAATGAGAACTACGGGAACAAAAAACTCGACAAGGTTCAGTTGGACCGTGTCTTCAAGCTCGTCGCCCAACACATGATCAAGCACGACATGGTCGATTTCACCGACCCCGGCGCGCAACAGACACGAAAGAAGCCGCAGCGCGACACCAGCCGCAGCCGCAACCGCTTCACCGATCAGGAAGACGATGAAGGCGCCAAGAAGACGACGTTCGATATCACGAAATTCCGCGCCCTGTGCCAGGATGCCGGAGTTGACGAACGAGACATCGAGCGCATCAACCGCGCCGCTGGCTCGTCTAACGGTGACATCAACTTCGTTCTGAAAAACATGCCCCAAGATGGCGACATGGCCAAGAAGATGTTGAGCGCAGCCATGCTGTCGATGCCGACGAAATGAGCATCATCCAGGAACTCTGCGAGAGCCGTCTCTTCCCGTCTCCGCGCGCCTTGGCGCGTGAGGACTTTGAGTCCCTCGCCGAGACCACCCTGCTTGTCCTCATGGCCCTGCGCATCACCCTCTATGAGGAAACCACCAAGGAATGGGGTCGCTACTATATCCAGCGCACTATCCGCCCGGCAAACTTCCGGGCGTGGCGGAGCGATGGCAGCGATCTCTATGTTGCCCTGCATGCCCTGACTACCTCTCTGTATTCGGATGACGAAGAAGAGGCTTGGCCATCCATCGCCGAGCAACCCTTCATGCGCTGGATGCGGCAGATGCAGGACGGCGAAGGCATGGAGCACGAGACCCGCCGTTTCTTCGTCCGTCTCGACCAGACCCTGCGCATCAAGGATTCGTCCCTGAAAGCTATCCGTCGTCTCGTCATGGATTGGCCGGAATGCAGCCATCATGAGAGGCGTCTGGCGACCACCCGTCTCCTCCAGTATCTGCGCACCTATCATCCCCGCGCCGAAATCCTCCCCTTCCTCACCAAGGCGGCCCGTGTCGGCCGTTTGGAGATCAAGGGCGCACACAATCCAGAGACTGATGTCGAAGAGCCCGCTCGTTTGACAGTCGATAACGCCAAGAAGCCCAAGGACTGGGGTAGCTTCCTCGGCAAGGCTGCCGCGTTCGGTGCGGGCGCAGCCGTGGGCTACCACGTCATGAAGGAGAACACCTGCGCGTCCTCAATCGCCGCCGTTCCCGGCGCCCTAGGCGGCGCCCATCCTGGCTTTGACCCCAACGGTCACAAGGGCATCTACGAGGTGCCGATGATTCGCCGTGGCGAGGCTCCGAAGAAAAAGAAGAAGACCGTCAAGGAAGCTTCGTTCGGTCCCCGTCGCAATCGCTACGAATACCCCCGAGCCGGAAAATACGTGGACGATCTCTTGGTCCGTTCTGAAGTTCCCAACACGGATTCGATCTCGGCCTCGGCTGAGGACTACATCGTTTTGCCGGGCATCCGCGAGGTTCCTTTCTCGGCGTTCGGCGGCCCCGGTCAGCCGACTATGAGGACCAAGAACCTCGGCGCGCAGATCATCGCCAGCGGAGAGATCAATCCCCTGATCGTGATGATCGACAGCACAAACGGCCCCTACATCCTCGAAGGCCAGCATCGCTTTGACGCCCTCCAGTTCATCGGGAAGAAAACCTTCCCGGCGATGGTGGTGCTGGATGATGATGACGGCTATTTCGACGAGATCGAGATCGAGGTCCCGGACGTAGAGAAAATCCCCGTCCATCCTGGCCAGCTTGATCTTCCTATGCGGTTGGGGCCACGGCTCCGGCCCTGAGGGCTTCAATCTCGTCTGCGGCCTCTTCAAGTAGGGCCGAAATCCGGTCAGGCTCGCCCGCCTGCACCGATCTCCGATTCGGAATCTGGCGTCTGATTTCTGCCCGCTTACGGAGGCGGAACACGATGTCGTCTTCGTCAGTCTGGAGCGTCACTGCGGGTCATTTCTATGATGAGGTTGAGGCGGTCTAGCACGGCTTCTCCCGAGGGCCCATGAGCTTCGTGGACCGAGCGCATCATGTCGAAAGCGTTGATGACGTCCTCCTCGGTGGCATAGCTAGCGCGGGCGAATTTGGCGGGCACCCGATAGACGACTTCGGTCCTGAAGAAACGTTCTGCTTTGTGCCAGGACGGTTTCATGGGACTCTGTCGCTTCGTTTTCTTGGCGACCTCAACGGCAATCAGTTCGCTAGACGAAACCCACGGGTCTAGACGGACCTCGTAGAAACGCCAGAAGCAACCATCCATGAGGAGGACATACGAGCCTATGGGGTATTTGGGATGGTTCATGGCTGCCATCCAGATTGTTGGCGAAACTTGGCCCAGTAAGCATACGGGGTCGTGTGCATGAACAGTGAATAGTTATCGATGCAGAATTCCCGGAACCACCCCGACGACAGCGTGGTGGAAAGCCGCATGAGCCCATATGCGTAGGCGATGGATGGGTCATCGGTGAGGCCGGGGATTAGCTTGCGCTCAATACCGATCACCATCGCTTCCTCGATCACACACCGCACTTGTTCATTTAGTTCCGCTTCGCGGAACAACCGTTCCGACATGAGAGCCCGGCTGGGGTTTTCTCGAAAGCGGACGTGCATGGGAACTGCGGGATAGGAGATGCATTCGTGAATGAAATCGTGCTCGAATACGCGGCCAATCTTCGCGCTCTTGCCAAAGAAGGCATCGTTGGACTGGTCCAGGTAGGCTTTCTTGGGCTCGCCGAACTTGGCGATATTTTCCTTCAAGCGCATTTCGTAGTAGGCCCGCCCGGTCTTGGACAGGACGACGCGGCTCTTGAGGAAGGTGAGGTGAGACATGGTTTTATGCCAGTGCACCGGCCAATAGGCATGACTCCGTTTGGTCCAGAAGAGGGCCTCGGGTGGAGCCACGTAGGACTCTCCGCCCGGAATGTTGACGGGCGTTCCCTTCACTGACGCGAGCAGGAGACTGGACGAATCGCCAGGATAGGCGATCTCGAACTCGATCTGCTGACCATGCACGAGGATGCAGATCACTTTCTTGGAGTGCTTGGCGACAACGTGGTCGATGATGCCCGTGTTTCGAGTCAGCCACGCATCGAGTTCGGCCGGAGTGACGATGACGTCCCAGTCTTTGGGTTCATGGGCCCCGAACCAATGCTGTAGGGCCCGCGACCCGATCAAGACTGCCATGGTTATTTTCTAGCATACCGAAAACGGTTTCGTAAATTCCAAATCTTTACTTGACAAACTCTCTGCGTCGGCTATGTTGGTTTCAAGGAGAACGACATGACCGACGCAATCTACGACACCGACCTGACCGATCTCGCGAACATCGCGGTGGTCAACAAGGACGGCACGTCCACGGTCACCATGCCGACCGAACTCCTGCACGCCCTTGCTGTTCTGGCTTCGCTGCAACTGCACGACAAGCCGTTCGTCGCCGCCCCGGTGAACCAGGACGGGCCCTCGCCCGATATCTCGCGGATGCGCAACACCCAGAACCAACATCATCATTGGAAGATGCAGGATGTGGCCGCCATGGTGCTGGCCCAACTGGCACCGACCCGCGACGGAATTTCGAGCATCCGACTGACTCGCAGCATTCGCGCGATGGATGCGGCGGCCTCGGCCGAAACTCTGGCCCTGACCGGCGCCGTCGTCGAGGCATAAAAAAAGCCCCCGGCGAACCGGGGGCTTCCTAGTCTGTGTGACCTACTCTTAGAGAGTGTTGGTCAGGGTCGCGACAGCCGTCAGGCCGACAACGCCGTCATCAGCGTGGATGACCTTGCAGTGAGCAGCGATAGCGGCTTCAAGCGAGGCCTTCGACCAAGCATCCATGTGCTCGACAGCGAACTTCAGCGTCGGAGACGAAGCCAGGGTGCCAGCGAAGCTGCCCAGGATGACCGGCTGGCCATTCAGGGAGATGACTTCGATCAGCTTTTCGCGCAGTTTCTTGGCAGCAGCCGCGTCGGCAGCGTCCGCAGCAGCGATGTCGAGGTTGCCGGTGATGGCCAGCGAGAAGTAGTGCAGATCACGACCGAGAGCTTCGCCTGCGGCGACTGCGCCGTTTACTTTATCAACCATAGTAGTATTCCTTTCGGGTTTTGAACAACCCCATTTGGGGTTTGTGAAACTATTTATCATCCGAGCCCGAGTCGGCTGCAATAAAGCCATAACGGACTATTTGTCCATCGGCATAAATACTCTACAAAATCAACCTCAGTGTGCCCATGTTCCTAAACGATATGCTTACGAATACGAACGTTGTCCGGTGGTCCCGTCGCGGTGAAGAGATCAAGAAATCTCAGATCAACCCCGACATCTCACCCCGGAAACGCTTCTCGCTGGTCCGCACTGATGACAAAGGAAATCCGCAATGAGCATTCTGCGCCGCTATCTCGACCCCAATACCGTGACCGAATCCGTGGTCACCGAAGAACCTGCGGCCCCGAAATCGTTCGCCATGGCTCTCAACATCGCCTGCACGGGCGGCAACTGGCACAAGGCTGACGGTATCGCCCAGGTCTACGTCTTCAAGGGCACCTTCCCCTCGGAAGGCGTCGAGGCTGAAGTCCACATGGACGTCAACAACAAGACCTACGACCTGATCGTGACAAAGAACGGTAACGAGATCATTCACGACCGCAAGGAATATCGGGTCTCGGTCGGCGTCGCCGCAGCCGTGGCCTTCCGTCTCAGCCAAGAGGCTTTCGGAACCCCGAACGAGCCCGTCACCGAAAGCGGTGAGGCCATGCCCCGCATCGAGTTCAAGGAACACCGCTACAAGAACACCGAAGACCTCTTTATTTCTCTGGCCAACTTTGAGGCCAGCGGTCCCGATCTCGATACCGTCTTCGCCCTCGCGGCGATGGAATCGTCGTATGTCGAAGACAAGCCCCAGCAGTTCAGCCACGAAGGTCACAATTTCCGGGTCGATTACGGCGTGGACAAAGACGGAGACGAAGTCTTGACCGTCACCCTGCTGCCCTCCGTGGCCGGAACCGGCGAGACCCTCGTATCCGAAAACGTGGCTGTTGGTGACGAAGTGACCGTCGATGGTGAAGACGCCGTCGTGAAGAACCCTGACGCTCCTGGCGACACCGCCTCTGTGCTCGTCAATGGTGAAGAGAAAATGGTCAGAAAGGACGAGGTCAAAGAAAGCCGCAAGCCCAAGCTCGACGAGATGGTGCTCGGCATGACTGCCATGCCGGACATTTCCCGCATGCAGGCCCTGGCGGGCGTTCGTACCCCGGCCGTCATGGCTGCCGATATTCCGCTCGCTCAGGTCGCCGCCAACGTCAAGGCCGTGACTGCCGAAACCCCGATGGCCTCCAATGCTCTGGAAGCGGAGCCCGAGGTGATCGACCTGTCCAAGGGTGAAGAATGCGAAACCGCTGACGCCAGCATCTCGACTGCGGTTGAAGACGCTCTGGCCGTGCTGGAGCGCAACATCGAGAACCTGACCGTTGCTCAGTTCAAGGCAGCAAAGTCGCGCCTTGATGCTCTAGCAAACGTCATGCTTGCTGAAGGGCGCACTCGCGCACGGAAGCTCTAAGAATATATTGAGTCCCAGATATCTGGCCATTAGGATACCTCTACTAGATGCGTTATTTCGAAATTGCAGGCGGATTCAGAGTCCCCGCGTCAGCCGATGAGATGGCAATCCTCTCACTGGCTGATGGCGGGAACGATATCGCCCGCAATGACCTGAACGACCGGCAGAACGAGATCGCGCGCACCATGGTGTCACGCGGTCTTTTGCGTCGGTTCAAGAAGGACGAGGTCACGTTCTTTAGACCTAACGCTGACGATACCTGGAGAATCTAATGTCGGACATCAATACTATGAAGAGCGTCGGTGCACTCGCCGACGCTGCGGCAACGCGTCTTGCCCGGATGTCCCTTACGGACCCCACCCTCAGAGAGGCCATCCAGACAGTCAAGCTCGGCCCCAACTCCGTTCGGGTCGGGTCCTGGGACATCATCCGCAAGGATGACAAAACCTTCACGATATGCTCGGCCAAGAATGGGGATGTCGCACACGAGGGAATCGCCTTCTATGACACCGCCCAGTCAATCGTCCGACTTCTCAATCGCGGTCTGGCGCCGCGCGCGTTTCAGATCATGTCAGTCGTGATGACCAACGGCGAATATACGCGCCAACGCGACGAGGCTGAGTACCAACTTGCTCGGGCTCGGGATTTGTGGCCGACCAGCCCGGAGAAAGCGGAACGAGCCGAAGACCTCCACTCGGTCGCCTATGATCGGGCCCATCAACTCTACAAACGCCTGCCCGTGCCCACGGATTTCTAACCAAGCATAAATAGCTCAGTCAACAACGTGTGTGATTGGGCAACGAATGATAGGCTATTATGAGCGCAAGGAAGCACTGCGGAAGGTATCTCGTCTAAACGAGGAACTGACCAAGCGGTTCGACTTGGCTCTTGATATCAAATCTCGTGAAACCGTGGAGTTCGTTCGCGAACACTACATGGCGAAACGTGAAGCTATTCTATCGAAATTCAGCGTAGCTGAAGCTCTGGAACGTGAAGATTACGCTAAAGCTGTATTGCTCAGCGAAGCAGCGGGTCTGTTCCTTCGTGAAATCGCGCCCACACGCACTAAAACCAGAACGCGATCATCGCGAAAGGAACGTAAATGAGCAAGAAGACCGAAGCTATGGCTGTTCTCCGCCAGATCAATGAAACGAAAGCGAAGATCGCCCGGCTGCGCGAATCGCAAGCCAACCGCCCGTCGCGGTTCGTCCAACTGGTCGAATCTGAACTGGAAAACTACGAGCTTATCCTGGCCGCCAAAGCGATCACGGACAAGCTTCAGGACATGGCCGAGAAAGCCGCGTCGATTGAGGTTGAGGAAGTCATGCCCATCCTTGACGGGATGAAGGCTGCTTTCGGCCCCGAAGCCGCTGAAGCTTTCAACACGGCAGCGACCGAAAGCCTTCGTGGCCTCGTCGAAGCCCTGAAGACCGCCAAGGACCAGATCGGCAACCAGATCATCCGTCTCGAAGGCGGAGACGTCGGCGAGCCCATGAACGACATGGGCATGGGCGACGAACTCGGCGGCGACGTTGCTCCCGAAATGGGTGCCGACATGATGGGTGGCGAAATGGGTGACCTCGGCGACGCGCCGGACACCGACATGGTTCCCGACATGGACATGGAACTGCCCGACGACGGTGCCGGTCTCGACATGGAACTCGAAGACCCGGTCGCCGATGATTCGGCCGCTGGCCGCGCCCGCAAGGAAAGCGTCGAGAGCCTCGACCGTGCCATCCTGGAATCCTTCCAGAAGACCATGGTTTCGGGCGTTAAGCCCGGCGCCGCTGCCCGCGCCGTCGCCGAGAAGTACGATGTTGACGTCTCTGACGTCGTCGATATCGTCAAGGAAGCTGCTGCCGGAATGAAGAAGAAGAACGCCAAGTAAGCATGTTCCTCTTCGAGTTCCTCGGTCAACCGTCGTCGCATTTGAAAGATGACATGAGGGCGTCCATCTTGGACGTCCTCACGCCTCTTGCTGCGAACAAGGTCGAGTTCATCTCGATTGACCGGGTGATCGAGAAACTCAAGACCTCCAGTGCAGGCCTGACTATCGACCGCGACGTCGTCATGCAGGTTCTGGACCCCAACGAGGTCAAGCTGGTCAAGAAGATCGAGGGAGACAAAATCTTCCTCACTCTTCCCCTTCTTT